GCCGAACGACATCGCTCGGGCATAGTTGACGCAGCTCTGAGGCTGTATCACCGCAAAGGCGGTGATGACCTTACCCGTGATGGAGATCGGCGCCTGATCGTATTGGCCGCCGTTGTAGCTGATCGACGGGAGGCCGCCGATGCCATTCGATACCGGGGCTGGACGGTTGTTGCTCTCTGGACAGGCCGCGACGACATTCTTGCCGGAAACGTCCGTCCGGCTTTGAATTCGGCCGCCCGCATCGAGCGTGTTCCCGCCTTGCGCTGGGTCGAACCAATAGGTCGGCTGTTGACCAGACGGCGTATCGAGCGGTGTGCCGTTGCGCGTCGCCATAGGCTATGCCTCAGCCGACCCTACGGCTCGGTCTTCGTGAACGTGTTGATATTCACGGCCTGGTTCTGGGCGATGGAAGGATTATCGATGGCGATGTCACCAACTGCGGACACATAAGCCCAGGTGACGGTCCCATCTGTGATGCTGCCGCCCGTGCCGCTCGGGCCGCCCGACGAAGCGCTCGTGCCGGCCGTGGTGCAATTGTAGATGTTACCGTTGTTGCTGACGCGCTGGCCAACGGTGTACGCGGTGCTGGACGACCAAGAACTTGCCGACTGCGCGACGGCGCCCTGCTCGTGGCAGGTGGTGCCACCGGAGTCGTAGATCCGATAGAAGGTCGTGGTCGTGCCCGTGCCGGCCGCCGCGGCTCCTGTGCCGCTCTTGGCGCCGCCGAGCATGTCCTTAGTGGCGTTGGACGCCGCAGCCGGGGTAATGGTGACCTCGACGAGAAGGCTGTTGCTCGACAGCGCTGCCGCAGCGTTGGCCGGGGGCGTGCCCGCATAGAGCCGGAGCTTCGGCGAGGCGCCCCAAGTCGAAGAAATCGCGTCAAGGCGTGCGTTCTTAATGGCGGTGCTGGTGGAAACGGCCATGTGGTTACCTCTGTGAGCACGAGTTCGATGGCTTCAGGGCACTGCCCGTGATAAATTCTCAGGCATGTCGATCGTCCGCGGCTTCCGCTTCAAGCTGGAACCGACGCCAGAGCAGGAGGCCCTGTTCCGGCAGTTCGCGGGCGTATGTCGGTTGATCTACAACTTAGCGCTTGAGCAACGAGCGGTCTGGGGTCGTAGCCACAGCTTAGGGTACGGATCTCAAGCCTCTGATCTCACCCGCTTGCGATCAGAAATTGACTGGGTTCGGGCCGTAAACGTCGCCTGCCAACAGCAGGCTCTTCGCGATCTCGACAAGGCATTCAAAAACTTCTTCGCGAAGCGCGCCTCATTTCCTCGGCCGCGCAAGCGAGGAGCAAACGACAGCTTTCGGTTCCCCGGGCGCGAGGTTTCGACGAAGCAGTTGAACGGGAATTGGTCAGCCCTTTGGGTGCCGAAGATCGGCTGGGTGAAATTCAGACGCACGCGCTGGCTTTGCGGCACGCTTAAAAACGTCACTATCTCTTTGGACGACATTGGATGGCACGCGGCGTTCAATTTTGAACTGGATCACGAGACCCCCACCCCGAGTGCAGAGGTCGTAGGCATCGATCGCGGCGTTGCGACCACGCTGGCCTTGTCCACGGGCGAGATGCTGATCATGCCCGTGCGCCTCGCCGTGATTGAGGCCAGGAAGCGAAAGGCGCAGCGTGTTGTCGCTCGACGCAAGCGCGGGTCCAACCGTAGGCGAAGGGCTCAGGCGCGAGTTGCCCGGATTCAGGCGAAACAAGCCCGTATCCGGCGAGACTTTCACCATCGGGCGGCGCTTGGCATCGCCAAACGCTTTGGCGTCGCTGTCCTTGAAGATCTCAAAACGCGGAGCATGACAGCCAGCGCGAAAGGGTCCGTGGAAGAGCCTGGTAGCAACGTCCGCCAGAAGGCGGGATTGAACCGAGGCATCTTGAACGCAAGCTGGCACCAGTTTGAGACCACTCTAACTTACAAGATGGAAGAGCGCGGCGGGCAGGTTGTAACCGTACCTGCCCGGTTCACGTCGCAGATCTGTACAGCGTGCGGTGTAGTCGATGCCCGATCTCGCGAAAGCCAAGCGAGGTTCCGGTGCGTCTCCTGTGGTCACACAGACCACGCCGACACGAACGCTGCGATCAACATCAAACGGCGGTGGAACACACCGTTGCTGGACGTGGAGGGTTGCGGTCACGCGCCCGTCGAAGCGTCAACTCGACGGGGCCTTCGAGCCTCAGAAAATCTCCGCCCCACGGGGTAGAGAGGATGTTAAGCGTCAGGCTCCCGGCGAGCAGGTTGAAAGAGTGGAGGGCAGATTGATGGGTTGCGTCAGGGCGACCCGTAACTAGGAGGCTGCTGGAGACGCGCCGGCAAGGACTTGATCCGCCCGGCCTTTGCCGATCAGGCCGAGGGTTTCGAGTTCTTTGGTGCCTGCGATGGTGCGCAAGTCCTCAAGATCGACAAAGTTCGCCCCTGCCGCCATGAGGCAGAAGAGTTTGATCTGGACGTTGTCGCTTGATACGATTGCCGCCTGCTCAGCCTGCGTGAACAGGCTCAGGAAGCCCATGAACGTCATCTGGGTAGCGGACTCTGGTGCCAGAGGCGGCGGCGCTGGCGGGGCCACGAACGAGCGCCCACCATCTTTTGTAAGCCAGCCGCGGTCTATCTCGTCGGGAGCCTGCTTGGCTGCTCCAAGAACCTCGGGCGGAAAGGTTTGATCGACGTTCATCCCCTCCGCGGGAATGAGCACATCGACGACAGTCTGGACGCCACTGACGGCGTCACCGATCAGAACGAGCTTCATGGGCGCGCCTCAATAGTAAATGCTGACTTGGCCATCGGCGCCCGAACCGCCGACCTGACCGTTGTTCGCACCACCGCCGCCACCGCCGGGGCCAATGCCCGGAATGCCGACGTTCAAGCCGAACTGAGCGTCCGCGCCTTGGTAACCGGATGCCCCACCGAACCCGCCCGCGTAGATACCAGAACCGAACGCGAGACCGACGCCGCCGAAGCGACCCATGCGCTGGATTTGCCCCCCGTAGCCTTGCCCGCCGGAGGGGGACTGAGACTGGGCGCCATTGTTCCCCACGACACCGCCACCGCCACCCGTGGCAGAAATTGCAGTGGGAAGTCCGCTGATTGATGTCGTGCCGCCTGTGACGGTTGGCCCACCACCTGCGCCGATGGCGATGGAAAGCGCTTGCCCGGGCGAAACCGTGAAGATGCCCTCAGCGTAGCCGCCACCAGCGCCGCCGGACCCGACATTGCCGGCGGCCGTGGAGCCGCCCCCGCCGCCACCGCCGCCCCAAAGTTGCACGCGGACACTCGTTACGCCGGCCGGGATCGTGAAGCTATACGTGCCGGCGGTCTTCTGCAGGTAGAGCTGGCCACCGACGATCTGCTTGCTGGTAAGGATGGCGACCGTGTCGGACGGGACGGAGCCGGCGATGACCCACTGCCCCGCGACGAGATCGTAGAGGACGTGAATGAACTGGCCTTGGACGATATCGCCAGCCACTAGAGGAAGGCCGTTCTTCCGCACCACCGGCTTGGTGCCGAGATTGTTGAAGGTCAGGGTGACGGCGCCCGTGTTGGTGTTGGCGACGCGAACGAAGATCCCTCGGTAGGTCGCCAGTGTCGGCGGGGCCGGGTCAAGAATGACCGTGATTAGGTTGGGTGTGCCGGAGCCATCGACGGCGAAGGCCACACTCGCCAGCATGGCTGCGAAGGCCATGCGCAGGTTGGCCTTGAGGTTGGTGACGCTGCCGTCGTCGACCGCATCAATCAGGCCGTGATCGACGATGATCTGACCGAGGGCGCTGGCGCCCATCGTACCCTGCCGCCAGGCCTTGTTCATGCCAGCAGACGGCACGATGCCCTTTTGTACGCCGGTCGTCTGAAAACTGGATCCGTTCCAGCTCGCATCGGCCGTAACGTTGGCGCCAGCCGTCGCTGCGACTGGGATGAAATTGTTTGTGGGCATGCGATATCCCGTGCAAGCGGCAGCGACCGCACAGGCTTGAGCCGGCGGTGCGGTGGCGGGTCAGCGAGAGAAGGGCTAAGCGGCGATCAGGCTGGAGACGAACGCCGGGGATCCGTCTGCAGCGCCGATGTCGGCCCCCGAGACGTAGGCGTTGTCCATGTCCGCCCCGAATAACGGGGCGCCGTTCACAGTGGCCACGAGCGTCTGAACGTCGGCGCCCATCGGCTTCACCGGCAGGATGCCGGCGGTCAGGATCGCGAGATCTGTTTGCGAAGGGATCTTGCCTGCAAAGGCGACCAGCCACTGCATTGAGAACGACGCGACAGCAGTCCCGGATGCCCCGCCGGGATATGCCACGCCGAGGTCGGCGCCGGCTGTGGCATCATCCGATGCGAAGAACAGCGCCGGGCTCGCGCTTCCGCTCTTATCGTCAATGAACACCAGCGTGGCGGGGTCGTCGAAGTAGGTCCGCATGATCGCCTGCAGGCCTGAGACCGTTCCGTCCCAGCGATTGGCGAGCACCTTGGCGTAGAGCAATTTCCGATAGTACGGATCCGGCAAGTAGGACGTGCTGTAGCCGGTCTCAATCGGCTGTGAGGCGTAGCCTTCGTCCGCGCCGAG